CGTGTTTTCGCTATATCTCTCAACTTTTGCCATGTTTCTTTGCCATGAACTTTATAAATACGCCCTTGTTCTCCTAAATTTTCTGTTTCTCTTAGGAAAGGTTTTATCATATCTTCAGAAAAACTTGTTGAAGATGGTCTAGAAATAGGCGCACCTCCACCACTTATAGATTTGGTTTTTAACAAGTAAGGCTTTTCTTTTTCTAATTTATTTTTTACATATTCTGCTACTGGTAGTTGCTCATACCCATCAACAACAACAGGTTGACCATCTTTAATTTGTATTTGGTCTTTAGGTACTAAGTTATTCAAGACCAACTCTGGATCGTGTGTTATTTCAGATAAAGCTTGTATTGCTGGTGTTATTAATTCCAGTTCTTTGTTTCTTGCTTCCAAGGTTTCTATCCTTTTTTTATCTTCAGCAGAACGATCTCGGTACTGTTGTTCAAGTGCCTGTGTAGCTTCTGTGTACTTTCCTTCACTCTCTAATTTTTCTTGATCTATTTTTTGTTTAAATGCTAACAAAGCATCATAATCTTCTGGAACAACCTTTTCTTCTTTTTGATTTTTTAACTTACCTATAAGTTCGTAGTTCTTTTGCTCTAACTTCTTAACTGATTCTTTTAACTGGTCAAGTTCGTTAGGGTTAACAGGTGGCGTAGCCACTGTTTCATTTTCTTCTGACATAAATAAAGCGTAACTTTTTTTTTAATATATCAGATAATCTACCATTTAACCTTATCAGCCCAATAAGCTGCACTTGTTTTACCTTTAGCAATATTTTTTGCGTGTCTAGCCTTAAAGGATCTTCTTTTTGCTTTATCTGCATCTGACTCGCCTTTTCTTGGTGGCTTAGTCTTTGCACCTTGCATACCAAAACGTATTAATTTAAAACCATCGCCTTTCTTAATAACAACAGCATGGCTCTTACCACTTTTATGACTAGGTGTTCTAATTGGTTTATCAACACCAGCAAATGTATGTCCACCTCTTTCAATAGCCATTATTTTCTATAACTCCTATAGATAGCCATATCAACTGTTCTTGCTTTATCTCCTCTCATATAACTATTAACTCTACCCATAGCCCAAGCTGCCATTGGTACGTTTCTTGATCCACCAGACAGATAAGCACCTTGACCTTTTCTGTAAACTTTTGCAAGCTCACCATATTTAAACTTAGTGCCTTCAGCCTTTTTCTTAAGACTATTTTTTGTTGCGGCGTTTAGTGGTTTTCTTCTGCTTTTTTGTGACATCTTGGGCAACCCTTGATTTTTGTACAGCTTTTACATCAATAAAAGCACCTTCTTTATAAAGCTTTGCTGTTCTTTTTATTTCAGCGGCCTTTGCCGATCTATTCTTTGAACCCGACAAGTATTTTTTTGCAATACCTGTTTTTTTATCCTTAGGAACCTTTCTTAGCTTTCGCATTTTTTTTAGGTTTTTGTTTTTCAGTTGTCTTTTTTGCTTCAGACAATCTTTCTGCTAATGTTTTCGCCATTACTTTTTACCACCTTTTTTTACTTTCTTTTTCTTTTTAGGCGGTCTGCCTACTTTGGAACCATAAGTTCCTTTTCCCATTGGCATAGTTTTAAAGCAACTATATTAATAATAACTGTTTTTATGCCTTAGGGTATTTTTCAATTAGTTTTTTTAAACTTAGCTCTGTTCCATCATCTTTAATAATTAACCGCAAAGCCTCTCTTGGACTCTTTCTTTTTTTATCAATTAAATAATTAAAAAACTTTTTTTTATTTCCTAGTGCTTTTTCTTGTATTGAAGGATTATCTTTTAACCACGTTGCATAATTAGTATTTTGCGGAACTCTACCAGTTGCACTTGGTCTAGTGTCAGGAAACTTACGTCTCAAATCCTCATCATCAATAATAGGAACAGTGGTTGATCTACAATTAAAATGCTGTGGTGGTAATGGTCCTTCGTTATATTTAAATGTTCTGCCATCTAAGTTTCCACAGATAGTACTTGTTCTTGCATCTAAAGTTGCAACATATTCATACCTTTGGGTAACATTTCCATTAGAAGCATAGGAAGCTTGACTTACCGCATTTTGTACTTGGTTAACAGAAGTTCTAACAATAGTCATAACTTGCGTGTTGGCTAACTTCATTCCATCGCCAGCAGCTAATCTTTGAGCCTTCGCAGTCATCTCTTGATTACGACCAAACTGCAAACGACCTCTTAATCTTTTTGCGATCTTTGGTATAGATTCGCCTTCTGTAATACCAATACGAATCTGACTTGATATTAGTTCTGATTGTTTTGTAGAAATACCACGAAATGCTTTTGATACAACTTCCCCACTAGGTAATGTAATAGCAGAACCTTTTGCAGCAGTAAGGTTAAATGTTCTTTGTACAGTTGGTTCTAAATTATTTGGTAGGGTTAATATATTTACTTCTGTCGGATCAGTCATAACAATACTTCTTGCAAAGTCTGGTGAGACTTGTACTGTATTAACATTTACAGCACCTACTGGTAAAACTTTTTGTAATTCATCAGCAATAAAACCAGATTGAAATACAGCCAAACTTTGTAGTTCATCAATCATCAAAGCAGAACTACTTGTAGACCAAGTTTCCAAACTTTCTTTCATCTGTACCAACATAGCCCTAATTCTTGCCACTGTTGCTGGTGCTGTAACTTCGTCAATAGTTGCTAATTTATTCGTTAAATCTAAAATTACATTGTTGTAATTCGTAATAATTCTACGAGCAACTTGGTTGCTATAACGATTTAGGTCAATCGCCTCTCTGTAAAATGATTCGGGTGTTGCCATTGATTATGCAGCATCTTGTTCTGGCTCTGCACTCTCTTCAGGTTCTTCAGGTTCTACCTCTTCTTTTGGTTGCGCCATTTCAATAAGGCCACCATTCTGTGTTGCTTCTAATTCTTCCTCAACGTCAAACTCATCTCCAAGAACCTCGCCCTCAGTAAGTTGGTCAAGTAATGTTTTCTGAGTAATAGATCCAGATGTGTATAAAGTAAGTAGTGCTTGTATTTCTAGTGGCTCTAACCTTTGTGATAAGAAGTCTCTATTTACAAAACAACTACCAGCTTCTGAGTTAAGGTACTGGCCATGATACATAAGACAGTTATCAATCATGTCTTGCATCTGTTGGGCTACTACCATCATCGTTGAATCGCCTTGGGATCTATCAATACGTTTTGCCTCTGCTGTTTCTGCTGATAACTTTTGTCCAAGTACTGCCGCAAGACCTAATTCATTTATCTGGCTTTCTAGTCTGTCTAATCTTCTAAACTGAGCATCATAACTTTTACCATCTGGTTCTATATATTCAGCCCGACCATCTGCTGGAAATGCAATAGCCTCTCCGGGTCCAGCACTAACCTCTTCAGCATTTTGTGGGAAGCCATAAAAAGCAAGCATTGGTACTGCCGATATATGTAATTGGTTATCAAGATCAGATTGTATTTGATATGCTTTTAAATTTAATTCTGCTATATCAGCCATTGGTGGTCTTGATTCTAAAAGATTAACTCTGTTGGAATAAGCAACAGAAAAAGGGATTTTGTCCAAAGGCATAGTACCTTCATCTACCTTTACAAATTTTCCTGTCTTTGCTTTTCTATGTATTTCAAAATTGCCCGGTGTCAGTAGCCTTACTTGCTCAACAATCTTTTCTCCATAAAGACCATCTGGCTCTGATACCTTTTCAAGAAGTCTTAACTGAGTAAATTGCAAAGAACCATCTACCATATCTGTTCGCCAGCCAAGAATATCTCTTGGTGTATAACTTACCCAGTATGGTCTACCAGTATTACCAGTTGCGGGTGCATCTACCAATACTCCAATATGGCCATAACGAATCATCTTGCGAGCCGTCTCATAAGTCCAGACATTAAGATCATTTCCTTGCAAGTCAACATCAAATAACATCTCTCGAATATCGTCTGCGGTATCACTTAGCCTTACTGGTTTACGAGTTAACATACCAGCCAACATTCTTTCTAATCTTAAGAAGTAAGGAGGACATACAGAACGAGCTAATCTGTTGTCATAACTCTCATCTAATTCTCTAGGTTCTTGCATAAGATATTTTCTATGCTTTGCCCTCATCTGATATGTACCGCCTAACAAATCTTCAATTAACATCCAATGAGGTTCTTGTTGGTACCAGTTACTATTAGGGTCATTTATCTCAGTGCCACTTGTTGCTGTCTGTCTGTTGTAATGGTTATACCCTGAGTACACTTTTCGACTCCATAGTTTGTTTATAGTTTAGACAATAATCTTAATAAAGCCTAATACCAGTTTTGCGACCAGCGGTCATATGTAAGGGATTGAACAATCGCCAAGTAATGTAACCAAGGGCATCATTCATATGATCGTACCCTGCATCTTTGTCTGGTTCACCTCTTTCGTTATAACTTTGTAATTCTAAACATTCAATGAGTTTTATTGCCTTTCTAGAAATCATTAACCTAGTTTCATTCTTACCATTTAATAATAAACCTTGAACAGAGTTAACTCTATCCCTTACAGGGGGATTAGATAATGCAGACTGATTAACAAAACCATAACTTTCTAATATTTGGATGTCGGTCTTTGAAGCATTTGTACTTCTGTTGCCACCTGACGCATCAGGATATACATAGATTTTGTTGAAAGGGTACCTTGCTTTAATTTCTTTAGCAATGGTATCTGTGTCGTGACTTTTAGCGATTTCATCTATAACCATAAATTTATTACCAACTGCCACACCTATTACTGCGTTCATATTGCCAATGTTAAAGTCAATCCCAATTCTTAATGGTTCATTATCATCTACATAAGGGTCATTCTGTAAAACATGGGTATTGCGATTAAATTTGTCATATACTTGGCCGGTTGTTAAATTGCAGAAGTTACCGTTTAAGTATGCTTGTATTAGCTGTGGTGGGTAGTTTTCGAGTAATGAATCAATAAATCCGTCTGGGAGATAAGGGTTATCTGCTGTTCTTGCCTTTATTAACCGAGTGTCTTCTTTGGCGTTTTTTTCGAAGGTATCAAACGCCCATGAATGACCTTCTGGTGTTGTAGTTGCATAGAACTGCTGTACATTACCTGAGCGCAGTCTAGCAAGCGCCATGTTCATTGCTTGTTCGGCATCACGTTTGTTTACCGTATCTGCTTCATCAAAACCAACAGCACATAAGTTTTGGCCACGCAATCTTTGGTAGGTAAGAATTGTCCTTAACAAGATCGTATGCACGCCTTCTTTAAATTGAAGTTGGTACTCCGGCAACGGACTAGCTCTAAAGGTATAAGGTATTTCCCACTCATCTAACAAGTCATTCATTGTTCTCATTAAAATATCCCGAAGCATTGGTGCAGTTGGTTCAAAGATTGCTGAAATATGACCAACATTCATTGAAGCTAACAATACAGATTTACTTACAAGTGCATATGTTTTACCAGCACCAAAACCACAAACAAGTGCTAATTTTCTATGTTCTGTATCTGCGCAAAACTTTTCTTGATGCGGTAATAAATTAGAGGTAATTCTATCTTGGACTGCCTTTGCAGTAGG